AGCCAAATATGCACAAACACCCCCTTTTTAACATTTCCCAACACATTTTTAACATTCGCCAATAGAGTTTGGCACGCTTTTTGCATAGGCCGTGCCAAACCTCCAAAATAGCAAGAAAAAGCAACACCTAAAAAATAATATTGGCACGCTCTTTGCATATCGACAAAACAAAAAAATAACCTTTTAAGATATTTTAAGACTAAAAATTTGCATAGAGAGTACAAAGTAACTACCTTTGCAATATAAAAATAAAACAATAAGCAAACGATTATGAAACAAGTAGCCAACTACACGTTTGACCTGCTTAATGATAAATTATTTACTAAATAAAAAGGTAACGCCCCACCCAACCAGTGGGGCAACCAACACAATAATACAATGGCAACCACCCCACAAATGTACGATGAAATTGCACGTATTTTGCGCGTAACTCGTAACAATGTCGAGTATGAAGCAGACCGTAACAAATCGCAATTACTTTTTGATGTTGCGGCAACGCTCGGCAACTTGGCTACATTAGTAGACAATATAAGCACCGACTTAAAGGCGCTTGAAGTCTCGCACAAGAAAGAGAGTGAGCGAAACAACGCCAACAACTTTTATATGCAGCGTTTCAATAAGCGAGTTTAGAACCTATCATATAAATGTTTCACGTGGAACACAAACCAACAAAACGAAATGAAAAAGAAGATTTTAAAGAGCGTAGGTACATTTCTTTTTTGTATCTCTTATGTGCTTGTTTTGGTCTCTGTACTTTACATCCTTTGCATGGCTTTGCAAAGTTGCTCAATGTACCGACAAACCGACATCAGCGGCCGCACGACAATCGTAACCACCGACACGACACATATTAATCACAACACACTTTTAAAGTATCAGAAAAAATGAACGAAGAAAGAAACGCATTTGATGAAGCGATATTTACCGCTTGTACATCATTAGGCCAGCTTATGACCACCAAAGAAGTTAACGCGAATACTCGCACACTTCTTAAAATCTCGAAGTTTAGAAACTTCTTGATGAACCTAAGCAACGAACATACAGCTAACAATTAAAGTACCCAGTTATGACAAGTTTTGCAGAAACGTATAATAAGGGCAATGTTAACCCTTTTAAGTTTAACCTTAAAGGATACGACTTTACGAGCCTTAAAGAGTTATACAACGCTGACCCTAATAAGGTACACGCGCTCGATGGTTTTTACTTCACACGCGGCAAATTTGGTGTAAAAGTCGTGATAGTGATGTCTGACATTAAAAAGCGTGTTGATATGCCTATATACCTAACAAAGGTATTTAATGACATCGTAAACAATACGGACGCGGTAAATGACATCAAGGGCGGCAAAGTTGGTTTTGTAGTACGAAAGTACGAGAGCCACGGCCGAGACTGCCATACCATAACCTTTAAGGACAAGTAAACATACAACAATATAGGTAGGTAGCATATAACTACCTACCTATTTTAATTTTAAGACTATGCCTAACAAGATAGGATACAAACAAAGCGTATTTACAGCAACTCAACGTACAGAGTTAAGGCAGGATATCATACAAAGCGTTGAGAGTAGCCCCGAACTAAGAAAGGAAGTAAGACGCGTATTTCAGCAGGCCAACCGAAGAATACAAAACATTGAAGACAAAGGGTTATTAAGCCCCGCGGTAACAGCCTTAAACAAAGGAGATATTAAAGGCTATAGCAAATTTTCTGTAAGCGGCCAAAGTTGGGACGAAATAAAAACAGAGTACGCAAAGGCCGTATCTTTTTTAAGACAGCCTACGAGTACCGCCCAAGGCACACGAACGTACAATGACCACCTAAAAACCGCGTACGGCCTTACAGACAAAGAATTTAATTTAATGGCCGACAAATTAAACGAAAAGCTAACTAGCCTAAGCGATAGCGATTTTGTAGAAAAGTATTTGATGAAGTACAAAGATTTTACAGGAGATTTGGAACAAAGCGCACGAGACGCTAGCGAACAAATTGAAAGTGAAGCCGTAAGCCTACAAAATGCTATAGATAGCAATATTGAAAGCGAGGCCAACAAACTAACAAACGAAGTAGAAAGCGAGATTAACAGCATATTAGACGAATTCAATAACTTCGGACTATGAAAAAGGTACAATATGCGCAACATAGTAGAATTTATAAGGCCACCGACATAAAAGATATTTTGCAGTTGGCCGTAAACGAAAAGAACGTAATAAGCAATAACAAAGGGTGTAAGTTTTACAATATCCCTTGTGCCTTTGATATTGAAGTAAGTAGTTTTTATCGAGACGAAGACGGCAACACATACACATACGAGCAGTACACCAAATTAGGCGTAAAAATGGAAAAGTGTGCTATTATGTACGTGTGGCAATTTGGTATAAATGGGTACGTAATAGTAGGCCGTACATGGGACGAGTTTACCGCCATGTGTAACACTATAGAAAAAACTTTGGAGTTATCCACCAACAAAAAACTAATTGTGTATATACACAATTTATCTTATGAATTTCAATTTTTGCGTACCTTATTTGAGTGGGAAAAGGTTTTTAGCATTGACTTACGCAAACCATTATACGCAACTACTACAATAGGCATAGAATTTAGGTGCAGCTACTTATTAAGCGGCTACAACCTTGCAAAGTTAGGCGAACAACTACAAAAGTACAAGTGTGCAAAAATGGTTGGAGATTTGGACTACACCAAAATAAGACACACCAAAACCGAACTAACCCCGAAAGAATTGCTTTATTGCGTGAATGATATAAAAGTAGTTATGAACTACATACAAGAGCAATTAGAGCAAAACAAGTTAATAACAAGATTGCCCCTAACAAAAACGGGTTATGTACGTAAGCATTGCCGCAAAGCGATGTTAAGTAAAAAGGTAAACGGCAAAACCGAGCGTAATTGGCAGTGTATAAATTTAATCCACTCGCTAACTATCAACGGCCTGCATGAATTTAATATGTTACAAAGGGCGTTTAGTGGCGGCTTTACTCATGGAAACGCTAACCACATAGACGAAATTTGTGAAGACGTTGCAAGTTACGATTTTACAAGTAGTTACCCTTATGTTATGGTGTCGGAAAAATTCCCTATGTCGAAAGGTGTAAGGGTACAGCCTAAAAACATGAAAGAATTTGAGTACTACACAAGTAAGTACCTTTGTATTTTTGACGTTGAATTTACCAACATCTTTGCAAAAGAGTTACAGGATAACCCAATAAGCGTAAGCAAATGTTATGTCAAGGTAAATCACGTGGAAAACAACGGCCGTTTAGTTTGCGCTGCAAAGGTAGCCACTACAATAACAAATATAGACTACAACATAATACGCAACTTTTACACGTGGGGAGGTGTCCGTATTGGTGCGATGTATTGTTATAAGGCAGACTATTTGCCAACTGATTTTGTACGCACAATCTTAGATTTGTACGAAAATAAGACAAAGTTAAAAGGCGTGCAAGGCAAAGAAGTGGAGTACCTAAATAGCAAGGAGATGTTAAATAGTTGCTACGGTATGTGTGTTACTAACCCTTTGCGCGATGAGTTTGTATATGACGGACATTGGGACGAAAACACACTAACAGACACGGAAAAAGCAGAAATGTTGCAGAAGTACAACGAAAGCAAAAACCGCTTTTTGTTTTACCCGTGGGGCGTCTTCGTCACTGCCTATGCAAGGCGCAATTTATTTACCGCTATCTATGATACAAAGCAAGATTACATTTACAGCGATACTGACAGCATAAAGTTAAAGAATGCAGCAGCACATAAGCGGTATTTTGATATGTACAACAATGTAGTATATAACAAACTAAAGGCCGCTTGTAAACATCACAATATACCTTTTGCCAAATGCGAACCCGAAACAATTAAGGGCGTTACTAAAACTTTAGGCGTTTGGGACTACGAAGGCACATATAAACGTTTTAAGACGTTAGGCGCAAAGCGGTACATGATACAGGAAGAAAACGCGCTAAACGTAGGCGGTAAAAGTTATGAATATAGTTTAACAATTAGCGGTGTAAACAAAAAGGCCGCGATACCCTATCTTGTTAAAAAGTATGGTGACAACATATTTAACGCGTTTACAAATTATTTAGAATTTCCGTGCGAGGCCACAGGAAAAAACATACATACATACATAGACTACAAAATAAATGGTGAAGTTACCGACTATAGGGGTAAAAAGTGTACATTTGCAGAGAATAGCGGTGTACACTTAGAGCCAACAAGTTATAACTTATCTTTAAGTGTTATGTACCTTAATTACCTAAAGGGTATAAAACTAAAAGATTGAAAATGTTCCACGTGAAACAATTTGAACAATGAAGAAAGAACCTATAAAATTTTACTCACTCACCAACATATTAAACAAAAAGGCAGATTACAATATAATATTTGGCGAGCGTTCCAACGGCAAAACATACGCCACTTTGGCGTATGGTATCAAGAAGTACGTACAAACGGGTGAACAAATGGCCTATATACGTAGGTGGCGTGAGGATTTACGCGGCAAACGTGCAGAAAATCTGTTTGCTAACCACGTGGCAAATGGCTACATAGAAGAAATAACAAAGGGAGAATTTAACTCCGTGTTTTATATCGGTGGTAAATGGTATCTTGCAAAGTACGACCCCGAAAAAAAGAAGTACGTACCGCAAACTACACCCTTTTGCTATGGCTTTTGCTTGTCAGAGCAAGAGCATGAAAAAAGCAGCAGTTACCCAAATGTTACTACAATTGTTTTTGATGAGTTTTTAACTCGTAGATACTATTTGCCCGATGAATTCATGCTATTTATGAACTTGTTAAGTACCATAATACGACAGCGCGACAACGTTAAAGTTTTTATGTTGGGCAATACTATAAACAAGTTTTGCCCTTACTTTACCGAAATGGGCCTAAAGCAAGTAACGAACATGGAGCAAGGCACTATCGACATATACAAGTTTGGGCAACATGGCGCGGTTGTAGCGGTGGAGTATTGCAGTACCATTGTTAAACAAAAAGCAAGTAACAAGTATTTTTGCTTTGACAATCAAAATTTAGAAATGATAACAGGCGGCAAATGGGAAATGGCAGCGTACCCACATTTGCCCACTAAATACACCCCTAAAGACGTGTTATTTGTGTATTATATTGTGTTTAACGAATACATACTACAGGGTAACATAATACAGCACGGGGGCGAAAATTTTACATATATCCACATGAAGACCACCCCAATAAAAGACCCCGAAAACGCACTAATATACAGCCTACAGATGAACGGAAAACCAAACTACAAGCGCAAGTTAATAAGTAGTGCAACGTACTTAGAGAGTCAAGTAGCGCGGTACTTTGCAACTGATAAAGTATTTTACCAAAATAATGAGGTTGGCGAAATTGTACGAAATTATTTAATGACTTCTGCCAAAACGAACATTGTAAGTATAAAATAATTTCTGTACATTTGCAGTAATAAAACCTTACAAAATGGATATTCCACAAGTTACACAAATGATTTCAAACGTTGGTTTTCCTATCGCAATGTGTCTCATAGTATTTTACTACATGACAAAGCACGATGAGCAGCACAAAGAAGAAACTGACAACCTACGAACAACTTTGGAGGATAACACCAAAGTTTTAAGCGAGTTAAGCACCTTAATAAAAACTTTGACAAATGGCAAAGAAAGATAACTTATACTTAAAGTATCAAGAGCAAATAAAAAACAAAGATAAAAGCGTAAATGGCTACATACGCAAAATGTTAGCCATAACACAAGCAATGTTTGAGTACAAAGGTTTGCCCGATACGTTACCGCAAAACAATTTAGAAAATCTTTTGCAGACAAACGGCAATGTTTTTGTAACTGAGGTAGAAGGCAAAATGTACGCTTTTACTGGCGGCCTTGGAGGTACGCCAAACGCGTACAATGAGGCTACAGAATACATTGTAAGTAACCCCTTTCTAAACATCAACAAGTCGTATAAAATAGACGTTGAGGGCGTATTGATAAAAAACGATAGCGGTGCAAATAGTCTTTTACCTATCTTTGGTAAATATGGTGTATTGTGTTCTGATACGCTTTTGTCGCTGAACACGTGTTCTGTACTCTCTCGTATCACCATGTTAATAAGTGCGAGCGATGATAAGACAAAGCAAAGCGCTGACGACTTCATAAACAAGATTTTGCAGGGCGATTTTTCCGTAATAGGCGAAAACGCATTTTTTAAGGGCGTGAACTTGCAAAGCATATCCACGCAAAGCGCCAACCAAATAACGCAACTTATTGAGTTATTACAATACTTCAAGGCGTCGGCGTTTAATGAAATTGGGTTGAATGCAAACTACAACTTAAAGCGCGAGCGGCTGAACACGTCCGAGGTGCAAATGAATGTGGACGCCCTAAACCCCTACGTTGACAATATGCTACAAGAGCGCAAAAAGGCCGTGGAAAAAATAAACGCTATGTTTGGAACGGAAATAAGTGTTGAACTTGCAAGTAGTTGGGCGATAAGAAAAGAAGAAAATAAAACCGAAAACGAAGAAAATGAAGATAATAAAAATAATACTTCTGATAATAGCCAAAATTATACTGAACAAGAAGAAAATGAAGTAACAGAAACCGAAACGGACAAAGAAACGGAAACCGAAACGGAGACCGAAACGGACGAAGAAAAGGAAGAAGAAAATGAAAATAATTGACCTATACCCCGACCCTAAACACGGACTATTTACGGAGGTGTTCAAGGCTAATTTCCCCACGGAATACGCTGCAATATTCGGTGACCTTGATAGTGTCGGCCTTGATACACTTGTACTACTCAACTACAGCGAGCGCGAGTGCATAAACACAATAACACAAGCAAACGCAAATGAGTACATAAAAAATATAATTGCGTTGAGTGTTAATAATTGGGTACGCGTGGCAAATGCGTACAATGCCCAATATGATGTACTTAACCCTATACAGCAGCAGACAACGCGCGAAGACAAGACCACGGAAAACGCCAACAATAACAATACAAATGTAGCGTCTAACAAACCATACAACGCAACGGATTTCGTGGAGTACGACAAAGATAGTACCACGTACGACAATACACGTACTAACGATGTTGTAAGTACGCAAAAGGTTGTGGGCCTTGGCTCAAAATCGCCAACGGACGAACTTACAAAAGAAATTGAATTTAATTTGCAAAATTGGCGCAAAAGCATTATTTTTGCAATTATAAATGATATAACTAAATTAATATACTAGCATGGAAGTAAAACAAATTTACACCCTTATTAATTCAGTGTCTAAAGAGGTTTTAGGCAAATCTGAACTTGTAAGTGAAGATTTAACGGGGTTGGTCGATTTGGGCAATGAGGTTTTTAACCAAAATGCAGTCGACAATTACGTTAAATCACTTGTTAACCACATTGGCAAAGTTGTGTTTGTCAATCGTCCTTACGCGGGCAAAATCCCCTCTGTACTTATGGACGCGTGGGAGTTCGGTTCAGTGCTTGAAAAGATTAGTGCGGACTTACCCGAAGCCGAGGAAAACAAAAGTTGGGAGCTAACGGACGGCACCGACTACTCACAAGACGTCTTCCACAAGCCACAAGTTACGGCAAAGTTCTTTAATAGCAAAGTAACTTTCGAGGTGCCCGTTTCTATAACCGAGCGACAAGTAAAAGAAAGTTTTTCTAACGCTGAGCAACTAAACGCGTTTCTCTCAATGATTTATAACGCGGTTGAAAAGTCTATTACCATTAAGACAGACGCGTTAATAATGCGTACAATTAACAATATGATTGCGCAAACTTTAATAGCTGATAGCGCGGCCTTTGGTGGTGACGTTAGTACAGACTACACAACCGCAAGCACCGCGCGTTGCGTCAATTTGCTAAAGTTGTACAACGATAACAAAGGTACTACTTTGACCGCGGCAAAGGCACTTACCGACCCCGATTTTATCAAGTTTGCAAGTTATACAATTGGTTTGTACACTGATAGACTTGCAAGTATTTCTAGCGTCTTCAACATTGGAGGTAAGCCACGCTTTACACCGCGCGAAAACTTACACGTCGTGTTACTCTCTGATTTTGAAAAGGCGGCCCGTGCTTATCTGTACAGCGATACGTACAACAAAGAGCAGGTACTATTGCCGAACGCGGAAAGTGTTCCATTTTGGCAGGGTAGCGGTACGAAGTACGAATTTGCGAGTACGGCGCACATCACAATCAAGGAGACGGGCGGCAAACCCGTTGATATTACCGGTGTGTTAGGCGTTATGTTTGATAGAGACGCGTTGGGCGTGTGCAACCTCAACCGCCGCGTAACTACTAACTATAACGCTAAGGCCGAGTTCTTCAATAACTATTACAAGTTTGACGCAGGATATTTTAATGACACAAACGAAAACTTTGTTGTTTTCTTTGTTGCATAATTAGTTAATATTGTGGCTCAAGGTGGTGTAATATACACCACCTTTTTTTAATTTTATTACGATGATTTTATATAACTATAAGGGGCAACCGAACACGATAAACAAAGCACTTACGCCATTGGGTACGCTTAACGTTGCTTTGCGGCCCGAATTAAATGTACATAATCCAACGCTAAAAATACAAATGCCCCCTAATATGTATGGGTTTAATTACGTTTACTTGGAGGATTTCAAAAAATACTACTTTGTAGACAATTTTAGATACGTGGGTGGTAATACGTATTTACTTACTCTGTCGCTCGATGTACTACAGACGTACAAAGATGTTATCTTACAAAGTACCGCGTTAATAGTGGAGAGCGACAACGCAAACCGCGATTTATCAGTAAATAGTAACGTGTTCAACGTTTTCCCACATACGGAAATATTAAACTTTCCTACTTCAAAACTTTTTGACAAAGAAGGTAGTATTATAATGGTAACACTTAAAGGCAATAAATAGTATGGCAGATATAATAACAAACCAAATACCACACACTACATTTACATATACGGAAAGTGTAGGGGCGTATAATATTGTTAGTACCGCTGACACAGGATTTTTGTTTGACACCACAACCACACCACGCGCCCGATTTGATGATGATTTCGGAGGGGGCAGCGTAAGGGGCAAAGTGTCTACCGACTTAAAAACTTGCAAATTTAATGGTGTTAGCGGTACAAATATACGTTTAACGGGTGCTACTAAGGTAGACCCCGATGCCCCCGCAGAACCAACGATAACAAACAATATAGTAAACACTACCTATACATATAGTGTAAGCGGTGATGTACATACCATTGTAGTTACCGCTGATACTGGGTATCAATTCAACACCGCGCCTACTTGTGCGTACACTGATAGTTTTGGGGGTACTTCCACAGCTAACGGTGTAATAAGTACGGACAAAAGCAAGGCTACTTTTACCATAGATGACGCTGCCAAAAATAGTACTTTTACACTTAACGGGGAGGTTGCCGAAAGTACACCTACCATTACCATAACAAATAACATAGACGGCACAAACGCTACATATACGTACGATAATGGCACTTTCAACCTAACACTAAAGGGCACACAAAGCGGCTATGTTATACAAGCGACCAACGTAACGTACACAGATACGGGCGGTACTTCGCATACTGATAATATGACCATACAAAGCAGCGACACCGCAACCATAGCAATAACAAATGTAGATACTTCTGTGTCGGTGGTTATTAATGGTACTTATATTAAGGCTATACCCGTTAAAAATACCCTATATAATTGCACGGCCGAAAATATACCGACCTATTACACACCGACCGACAAAGTAAACGTTACAATACACGCAAATGAAGGTAGCACATTTAAGGCCGACCAAGACCCCCCCGTATTACATTATACTGATGAGTTCGGGGGCGTGGAAAAGAAACTCTTCACGCTGAGCGAAGACGGCAAACAAGGTAGCATAACACTTGACATCGCAACCGAATGCCCCAAAACTGAGTACATAGAATTTCGTGGAGGGGCGCAAGTTGAGGTACAGCCAAGTATTAAAAATTATGGTTCTATTAACGTGTATGTTGTGACATTAGACAACCTCGATGCTTTCAGCAAAAAGCGGTACTTCACGGAAAGCGGTACGTTTATAACGTACGAGCAAGATTTGAGCGAGTACGTTAACAGAATTAAGCGTATTTATACGCACATACCTACAAAAGGCACGGACCGAATAAAATGCGGCAACTACGATACCGAAATTAACGCAGAGTTACCCGAAAAGGATATAATAACGTTGGATTTTGGAGGTATCACAATACCACGTAAAGATAACACCACACTAGACAAAGATATGCTTATCGAGGTATTTTTGCCGTTCGTGGGTATTGTTAATTTGTCTTCTGATTATGTCGGTAAGTCGGTAAAGTTAGTGTATGATATTAATGTAATTAGCGGTGACGGGGTTTGTAAATTGTTGGATAGCAACGATTTACCGATACAATTACATAACGTACAACCTAATACGGATATATTGTACACAACGTACGATACAAGCGTAATAGGTAGCGATAGGTGGGACGCACAAAATTTATACGGCCTTGAGCCTTTTATAAGGCTTAATTACTTCACTAATGAGTACAGCGATACACGCGGCAATGACTACAAAAAAGTTGTACTTTCTCAATGTGCAAAAGGTTTTTACAAGTTTGACGAGATTGTAAATAATGGTATTGACAATGTACCCAAAAGTGAGTACAACGAAATTGTTAATTTATTGCAAAGCGGTGTATTTATAGATTAACGGCCTATGCAAATAGCGTGCCAAACTATTTTGGTACGCTATTTTTTGTTTCTTCGTGGAGGTTTGGCACGGCCTATGCAAAAAGCGTGCCAAACTCTATTGGCGAATGTTAAAAATGTGTTGGGAAATGTTAAAAAGGGGGTGTTTGTGCATATTTGGCT